CACATTCCCGTTGGCTCATGGGTCTACCGCCAGAGTGGGACGCCTGCGCGCCTACGGCAACGCCATCGTCCCGCAAGCAGCGCAAGCACTCATAGAGGCTTACCTTGAAACTTAGACCCTATCAAGAGCAGGCGGCTGACTTCCTGTACGAGCGCGACAGGGCGATGATCCTCGCCCCTGTGGGTGCGGGCAAGACAGCCATCACGCTGACTGCCATGCAGGCCATGCTCAAGGACGGCCACGCCAAGCGCTTCCTCGTGCTGGCCCCCAAGCGGGTCGCCGTCAGCGTCTGGCCGGTCGAGCAGCCCAAGTGGGCACCCGATGTGACGCTGGCCGTCGCTGTGGGCACGCCCAAGCAACGGGCCGCTGCGCTGGCGTCCAACGCCCAGGTGGTGGTGACCAATTACGAGAACCTGCCCACGGGCACCTTTGACGCCGTGGTGTTTGACGAACTGACGCGGCTCAAGAATCCCAGCGGCAAGCGCTTTAAAGATTTGCTCAAGTTTCTTGCGCCCATCGAGATTCGCTGGGGGCTGACCGGCTCGTTCACCAGCAACGGCTTGGAGGATGTGTTTGGACAGTGCAAGATCGTTGACCAGAGCCTGTTGGGCCGCAGCAAGGGCGCATTCCAGCAGCAGTATTTCGTGCTAATCAACCCCGACTTTGGTGAGTGGATGCCCCGTAAGGGCAGTCTTGAGAAGGTCATGGCCGTGATTAAGCCTGCCACTTTTGTGTTGGACGCGGGTGAGTATAGCGACAAGTTGCCCCCGCTCCATACGGTAGAAGTGCGCTGCGATCTGTACGACCGCAAGCCTTACGACACCATGAAAAAAGATTTCAAGTTGCAAGACATTACGGCCATCAACGCGGCTGTGGTGACCGGCAAGTTGCAGCAGCTTGCCAGCGGGTTTGTGTACCACACCGTACAGACGCCATCAGAGATACCAGGCAAGTGGGTGACGGTGCAGACGCCAGTGTGGTTTGACACGGCCAAGTTTGACCGGCTGCATGAGTTACTGGAGGAGAACCAACGTGCTAACACGCTTATTGTTTACAACTATCAAGAGGAACTGGCCGAACTCAAGCGGCGTTACCCCCATGCTCAGACACTTGACGACGACCGGGCAATTGAGCGGTGGAACGCAGGCACCATTGAGTTACTGCTTGTCCACCCCAAGTCAGCAGGCCACGGGCTTAATCTTCAGTACGGCGGGTGCCGGATCGTTTTCTTGTCCCTGCCTTGGTCGCTTGAGTTGTATGAACAGACCATCGGGCGCTTGCATCGTAGCGGCCAGCGGCATGACGTGTGGTGCTACGTGATGCTGACCAACAAGACGGTGGACGAACGCATCTGGGCCGCGCTACACGACAAGCGCGCTATTTCTGATATTGCAATGGAGGAATTATGTTATTGAAAGCACAACTCAAAGCGGCCAAGGCCGAACTCAAAGCCCGCGCGCGCCAGTTAAACGCCACCTACAGGGCGTATGACCGCTGCGTTAATCTGATAGCCAAACTGGAGACACGAATTGAAAAACACTTGGCGAAGTCTAAATGACCGTTTGCCCACACTGACCGAAGAGGAAGTGCTGGGTATGCTGAACAACGAGCGCAACACGCTCAAAAGAGTATCCATGCTGGAGCGTCTGCACCAGCGGTACAACACCCTGCGCGTCGCGCGGGAGAGACTTGAACTACTAAAAGAGGCTAAATTACCATGAAATTTATTAAATTTTTGAAAGACTATTACCGCGACCTGACGCCAGCCGAAGTCATCCAGCGTGAACTGGCGCAGGCCCATCTTGACCGCCTTGAAGCAGAGGCAGCGTGTGAGTACGCCCAAGCGGTGCTAGACATGAATATGACCCGCATTGAACGTTTGAATACACGTTTAGGAGAGTACAAATGAATACCTGTTGTGACTACGGGAAGTGTACAAACGGCCCTGACTGTCCAGTACGTCAAAAGCGCCTTAAAGAAATCAACGACGCCTACGCAAACGGATACAACGATGCACAGTTAAGCGACCCGATAGACGACCTTGCCGATACCTTCAAAGCCTTGCTCACCATGATGGCTGTGGTGCTGTGCGGGTGGATTGCTTTCTTACTTTTTTGGGGGAAGTGATGAACATCATTGAAATGGCAAACGATTCGGGCCTTGTTTATTACGGCATGGGCAAAGACCGCGCTAGGTTTATACATCACTTGGAAAACTTTGCCGCATTGGTAGAAGCAGCAACCCGTGCTGATGAGCGTGATGAATGTGCAAAGATAGCAGCGGAAACTGTCTGCGACGTTCATTTACCCACCGGCACAAAAATATATGGAAGCAGAGTAGCGACCACCATCCGCGCAAGGGGAACAACATGACAGGCTATGAATCAAAACGCGCTATGGCGCGGGACAAGCTGACGCAGGAGCCGGATGTAGTAATGCACTGCGACTCACACACATGGACAACGCTTAACCCGCCACCGAAAGGAAGTGGTGACGTTAATTTGTATTACGCACCCGCAACACAGCGCGCATGGATAGACCTGACGGATGATGAGTTGGCTGAACTTAGCGCGTCTGGGTTGGCGCTGTGGCAGTTGTGGAGAGCTATTGAAGCCAAGTTGAAAGAGCGTAATGCATAAGTCAAACCACCACGCCATACGGATGTTGCTCCAGCAGTATCACGACGGCTTGACCGTTGCTGACATAGCTGAGCGGTTGGAAAAAGAACCTCCCCCCATGCGGCGTGCGTTAACTGAAATGCCTGACGCCTACATTGACCGCTGGATAGCCCACCGTAAACAATGGACTGCGGTGTGGTGCGTTATCGTCGCGCCAGAGAACTGCCCCAAACCAACTGAGAAACCAAATGTCAGACCTACCCAACTTCGCCGCGTGGAACCACGAAACCTTAGCGAAATTCGCTTTGGATTCGTATTTACGAATGCAAGCCCAACAGGACGCCATTGAGCAACTGCGCGGCGACCTGAAGGACGCCATGCAGTTAGTACGGGCGAGTACCTTTAGCGTCGATGATTAGCACTTGGCCCCGAGGCTTGCCCTTGGGGTCATTGGGCACCGAGATGTGCGTCCAGCGGTCGAACTCGCGGATCAGTTGGTCAAAAGGCAGCTTGGCCGCAATGACCGCTTTGACCACTTGATCTGGCGTCATACCTGGCACGCGGATGTCCGCAGCGCAGCCGAGCCGGTGCTGGCTGGTGTCCTTGCTGCCTACAGCGTCATTTACTTGTTTGCTCCGAAACGCGCTGTTAACCATGACCGGCTTGCCGCCAATAGCGACTTTAACTTGTTCCAGCAACTCAGCCAAGCGCTGTAGATTTGCAATCTCACTAGGGTTAGGTTCATTTTTAAATTCTCGGTGATCGGTGACAGTTAATTCTGCCAACGTAAAATTGGGGGTCATTTTGCAGCCACGCCTTGCATCTTTTCAGCGGTACGCATACCGCCCAGGCCAAGCATACCCAGCAGCAGCGGCATCATGGTGCCTGTGTCCATCGTGGGGAACTTGACCGGGTGACCGGCCAAGGCCGAGCCCCATTCGGCCAGCGGGCCGACGACGAACTGCACGGCGAACCCAGCGCCGCACACCCAGCCGATGGCGGGTCGCCAGCCGGAGACAAAAACGCTGCTGCTGGCCGCTTCAATTTTGTTGATGTCCATCTGCCCGGTGATCTGGGCCAGTTCACCGTTTTGTTGGAGTTTCATCAACTCCAGCTTGGCAGCGGCTTGCTGCGCTGGGTCAGGGAGAACTCGGTCTAGGACTTTGCTGCCGACTTCAAATAGGGCGGTTACGGGGTCAAGGGCCATGCTTGATCTCCTCGTCGTGCGACAGCTTCACACCAGCAAGCAAGCCGATAAAACCGCCAATGATGGTTTGGAATGCTGGCGACAGTAGTTTAAAGATTTCGGCGTTGTCCACTTCTTTTGACCACAGGCCAAGCAGAAATGCTGAAACCATGCCAATTACAGATAGACAAAGGGTTGCGCTGACCATGAGCGTTACTGCAAAAGTTAACCGTGCTTTAATGTTGTCGTTCACTTTGATTTCTCCATGATCTTTGCGCGAAGCAAAGGACTGTCTGATGTGCCTGCCCATTCGGGCAAGGCGTTCCAAATATTCACGTAGTCGTCCGAACTGCATGATGTCTTATCCAGCCATGCCAGCATGGCCTTGTGCCGCTCTGCTGGGTCGTGCGTTGACCAGGCTATGGCGTATAGCTCCTGCACCGCGCAGCTTGGCTGCTTGGGTGGCTTCCTGACCAGCGGCGGCTCCGCACTCAGAATCAGCTTGTCCTGGGCGACCGATACCGTGACCAGCGCCAAAAAGAGTATGACGCCACGCATTAGTCATTTGTCTGCTTTGTTATCCAGCCGGTCGAAAATCTTGCTCAGCATCTCTTTGACCTCGCGCATATCGTCTTTGTAGTCTTGACGAACAACGTAGATCGTTGGCAGCTTGGCAAGGTCAGTTTTAAGGTCTTGCACTGCTGTCCACAACTCACGGGCGAACCATCCGGCCACGGCCATGCACGCGCCCAGGATGAGGTTGATTGTTTGCTGATCCATTATTCAGGGCTCAAAAAATTAAATTGGGCGTTGCCGGTGTCTTGCGGGGCTAGTTTATTGCGGATTGCAGCGCGGGTCTTTGGCCCCTGCCCACCTAAAGATGTCGGGCGCGGCGCGCGCAGTTGTTCTTCCAACGTGTTCAGCACATCCAGCATTTGCTCACGCTTCATTTCGGCCATACGGCGGGCTTGATCGGTTGTAGCACGGGCGGCGATCTCGTCAAACGCCTGCGCTTGCTGGCGGGCCTTGGTAACTTTACCCGCTACCCATTCACGATCTGCCATTTTGTTGGTGATCTGTTGAGGGGACAATTTACCAAACATTAACTCACCTTGGTCAACAGGCATCCCCTCTAACAAACTTTTACCCCATTGAATTTTCTCTTCGGCGGACATTAAAAATTGTTGATTTGTTCGCACTTTTTCAGCGGCGGTAATAGCAGCTTTACCTGTAGCTTCCAAAACGTCTGGAGTTGCGCCTTTAAGACCCTCGCCGCCAACTTTGTACCGACCTGTAATCGGGTCAAATTCCAACACGCTGCCGCCGCTTGTGGGCCTGCGTGCAGCCGCTTCAGCCGCCGCTTGCTGGGCTTCTGTCTGCTGGCCCAACGTGCGAGACATTTGAGCAGCGCGGGCGCGCTCTGCGGCAACCCCAGCCATTGTGCTTTCAGCGCTGGGCGCGGGCAGTTGGTTGGGCGCGTATTGCGTGCCGACATTGACTTGCGCTTCAGGACGCCCAGGTACAAAGTTGGGGCGGGAGAACGCCTGCTCGGCGGTAATGGGCGTACCATCTGGTGCATAGCCCACGACATCAGTAGGCTGAACTAGCGCGTTGCGAGGGTCAAACGGCACAACTGCACGGTTTTGCGGTATGGGCGCGGCAGCGACTGCCATTTGATTAACGGGGATACGAAAGTCTTGTAATTTTAAGCTTGCTTGGTATGCAGGAGATGCCAAACGGTTGGCCGCAATTGCACCGCCAAACTCACCTACCGCGCCGCCAGCTAGGCCACCAAGAATAGAGCCCGTCAGTCCAAAGTTTGACCCGATTAACGCACCTGCGCCGCCAGGTACGCCAGAGCGGGTAAGACGCGGCGCGCTAAAAAATTTAGATGTTGGCTCGGTAGTAAATACTTCAGGAAAGTTACCCGCAATTTTGCCAAGCGATGCAATATCTCCCGTAAGCGCGTTGTCTTTAGAGGTAAGCCGCGCCAGCTTGGACACGTCAACCATGCCAGTATTGAAATTGGTTGCGCTCTCGTAAGCATAGGTGCGCGCCATCTTTTGGCGGGCGTCACGCCACTCACCCAGCAGTTTGGGGTTGGAGATATTAGAGTCAATCATTGACTCTAGCTGGTTGGCTATGGCTAAATTAGCATCGGCAATAGACAGTTGTTTTGGTGTAGCACTTTGGTTGTTGTAAATCTTTTTGGCGTCAGCGCGCAACGTCCGCACGTTGTTAAGCAGTTCAGCACCATTTAAACCAGCTTGTGTTTTGGCTATGGCGTCGTCTACCAGTTTGTCTACTTTCTTGGCAACGCCTTCCCCACCAATTAATTTTTCGTTTTTACGAAGGCCGTTTAAGTTTGCAATAATTGTTTCATCAGCCGTTAACGTTGGCAATTTGCTTACGTCATCATACGGCCCAGCTAAGTTGGCGCGCGCCTGTTTAAAAGGCGCGGGGCTAGTCAGCGATGCAGATGGGTCAAGGCCCAACTCATTTTTTGCAATCTCATTGACGCGAGGGCGGTTAGCCGCTGCCAATGCTTCAGGGCCACGAGGGCCAGCCGCCGCTGAGTAAAGTCTGGCTCCAACAGAATTTTCAATATCTGTTGGGTTAAGCACAAGTTTTAACCGCTGCGCCTCTGCGGCCGCGTCTAACTGCGGGCCTTTGGTGTAAGACTCTGCGGACAAACGCTCACGTTTGGCTTGGAGCATTGGCTCAAACGGCAGTTGAGCGCCCGTTTTAATTTGCTGTACTACCGGCGCGGCAACTTCTCTAACCGCACGAACAACTGGCGGCGCGATCTTTGGTGCAGCTATTGTCAACGATGCCATCATGTTCTCAACATCGCTAACCGGCAAGCCTGTTTTGTCGGAAATAAATTTAGCGCCTTTTTGGAAATTTTGGCCGATAAAGTCCATTACCTGACGGCCAGCCTCTTGCTGGTATTCAGGTGTTTCAGCCACGCCAAAAGTCTTTCCAAACGGCCTGTCCACCGCGCTTACAAGGGCTTGCGTAGACGCCGTGGCTTGCTCTGGACTGCGGCCAGCCGCGCGAAGCATAGGCGGCATCAAATACTGGACAGCGCCAGGTATAACGCCACCCAAGGTCACGTCAGCCAACGATGCGGCAGAACGGCCAAACTGCGTTAACGCGCTTGTAGATTGGGGTGCTTTTGTAGATTGCGGCGCAGCTACATCAGCACCACCATATTGTTTGGCAAGCGCGTCGTAATCAACAACGGCTGGAGCGTCTGCCCCGCCGTATTTTTTAGCGAGTGCATCGTAGTCCATTAAAGCCCCGCAGCTTTCTTAAATTGATTGGCTGCTGCCGCATTTGGAAATGTTTTGATACGGCCATCAGGTAGCGTGACGGTCGCACCGCCTCCCGCAGCAGCCGGTGTTGAGCCAGGAATCAAACTTGCGCCAGATGGCGGGGGCGCGGCAAAAGTTGGTTTTTCTACGGTAAGCGGGATGTTAGTTTTAATGCCGCCTACATTTTTGTTATGCAAATCAATTACGCGATTTGCCGCTCTGTCGTTAATATCAAGAATTTTACGCAATGAGGCTTCAGTAAGCGCAATTTTTCCGCCCGCTATTTGCGCTGCGTATTCGCGGTCAGCATCAGACAAACCAGTGCCCGCACCAAATTGTTTAATGATCCGGCCTACGTTAGCACCCATTGCAGCCGCGTAGGCTTGCGAATTAGACGCCGCATCTGCGTAGCCAAAATCAACGCCAGCTTGTTTAAGCGCGTTGTTAAAGCCCACAAAAAATTCAGCGCCTGTGCCCGTAATCGCGCCAGCTTTAAGAAGATTACGACCAACTTGGTTAGTCTCTAAAATTGCAGCTGCATCTTGCGCTACTACTTGATTAGCAAGAATTCGATCTGATTGACCTTTGCCAAGCCCAGTTGCAAACGCCCCCTCTTGTTTTTGGTCAATGTTAACCACCGTTCCAGGCGCGCGAGTAGTTTCTTTGTTAATCGCCGCCACGTATTGCGCGCGGCGTGAGTCACCTGGGGGCAATGCAGCCATCTCCCTTTGTAATTTAGCCAAAGGAGATTCGCCGCCAGTTTTAGCTGGAGCGGTAAACGCCGCGCCGCCGCCCAAAGTAACAAGACTATCGCCCACAACATGAGGTGTCATTAGCCTGTCGCGCTCTTTAATTAATTCATCGCGTTCTTGTTTACCTGCGGTAGGAAACCGCCGCAGTTCACGCAATCTATTTTCAATTTGAGCTAGCCTGTTTCCCGCAAGAGCATTGCCTTGCGGCGGCGCAGCAGCGGGAGGTGTCATAGCATTAACTTGTGCAGGCAAAGCAGCAGAAGAAATATTTGGCGCAGGCACAGGCGTAGGCACCGCGCCGCCCGCACCAGGTTGGCTCGCCATGTACTCTTTGCGTTCTTTGGCAGCCTGCCTTGCAATTTGCGCGGCTTGCACTTGTTGCATATCGCCAGTTGATATGGCGTGTTCGTAGAAGACTTGAGTTAGTTGTTCAGGGTCACCGTCAACACCTAATTCTTTTGCCTTTTGCATAAATTGGTCAAGGCCAGCTTGGCGGCGGCGCATTGAGTCCATCTCCATACGCATTTTGTCTTGCGTCATGCGGCCTGTTTCAACTTGTTGCTGCGCCAATTGATTGCGGGCAACATCTTGCTGGCCTTGTATGTAGCCCATAGCTGGTGCGCCAGCGTCGCCTAAAAGTCCAAAATTAAGTGCCATAGCTATTCCTTACTGAAACGTGCCGGTTGCTGAGTTCCACGATCCAGAAACATCTGACGCAAACGGATTGGTAAACTTCATTTGCGGCAATAGCCGCGCAGCAGCGCCATATGCAGAAGACCTTGCGTTTGCGCCAGCCATAAGCGCGTTGCCTTGATTTTCGCCTGTAGCGCTGTACAAGCCGCCCGCGCTTGTGCCGTACGATTGACCGGCGCTGCCTAAATTATTAGCGGTGGTTTGCCCCACACCGGCCAGACTTTGCAACGGTTGCAGCATACGGTCGCGCTCAGTGCCATACCGATTAAATGCGTTTTGATATTCTTGTGAGCCCATCTCTTGGCCGTAACGAGTCGCGGCTTTCAAAGCCCCGCCCGAAATCAAACCGCCCCGAGCAGCCGCAGACCGCTCAAGTGCTTTTTGACCTTCGCCCAATCGGAATGCATACCCTGGGTCTGCTTGAAATTGTTTCATACCAAACGGCGTGTAATCAACCGCTGCCGTTAGTTTATTGAGCGCGCCTCTTCCAGCTTCAAGAAAAGGTGCTTGCCGCGCAACATTCTCTTCGTACATCCGCTGTTGCAATGCAAGCGCCCTGTCATTGGCGGCGGCAGAAGTATTAGCCGCTTCAGTAGCGGCATTTGACTGGTCAAAGCCTCCGCCCAAAGTTGCACCTAACGCTGCGCCTGCGGGGTTGCCTCCGGTAAGAAAAAATCCGGCTGCTCCGCCAAGTAATGACATCAAAGACATAATACGCTCCTGTATCTATTCCAAAAGCAGGTTGTTGTTAGACGCAGCCTGCATAATAATCCAATTGGTGCCGTCTGACACCATTGTCGCCCAATTTCCCACCACACCCAGCAATATCGCCGTGCCAGCGGTCGTGCTGTCAATCGGCACGATGTTGCTGGACGCCGAGTTGACCGCTTGGGCTTGCATATTCTTAACCGTGATGTACCGGCCCGTCCAGCTTGAGGCCGCAGGGAACGTCAACGTCAAGGCCGAGCCGGTCTTGTTGTTGATGATCCAAGTGTCCGTGCCTGTAATGGTGTAGTCAGCCGTCTTGGTTATGACCGTGGACAGCGGCACATAGTCCGTATTTGCCACCGCAGCCGAGATGGCCGTGCCGTTGCCTTTTAGGACGCCCGTAATTGATGTGCTGATCGTAATGGCTGGTGTGGTGGTGGCCGTCGCCACCGTACCGGCAAAGCCATTGGCCGAGACAACAGACACGCTGGTGACCGTGCCGGTTCCTACAGTCGTCCATGTTGGTGTGCCCGCGCCCGCGCTGGTTAATACTTGGCCTGCCGTGCCAGCGGCGGTGAATGCGTAGGCCGTACCCGTGCCGTAAGGGACAGCGCCTGCTGTTGGTATAGATACGCTATTTGTGCCGCCGTTAGCAATTACTAGCTTGCCAGCCAGCGTTACCGCGCCCGTAGTGGCCGTGGCGGGGGTAAGCCCTGTAGTGCCCGCCGAAAAGGACAGCACGCCAGTATTGGCAATTGTGACATTGCCCGTAGCGCTAGATACCGAAATGCCCGTGCCCGCAATATTGGACAAGACGCCCGTATTGGCAACGGTAATTGTGCCTAGCCCGTTGGTAACTGAAATGCCCGCACCGTAGCCTAGCGTGTTAAGGGTATACCCTGTACCATTGCCAATCAATAGTTGGCCGTTGGTTGGGATTGTGCCCAAGCCAGTACCGCCTGAATCAACGGGAATAATTCCCGTGCCTGACCCAACAGTAGTGAACAAGCTATAAAACCAACGATACCATTCACGCGAGACCGCGCCCGTGCGCTCGTCAATTAACGGCACTCGCGGCGGCGTAATATTGGTTTCGTTGCCAATGGTCATGCGTTGGTTGGGCTAAGTATTAATTCTGCGCCCATGATGGCTATCTTGTTAGGATCAGTGCCTGACAGTTCATACACTCGGTCGCGCAACTTCAAAGTCATGCCCAGCCGACGCCAAAAAGTTCGGTGACCATACGCACCAATTTTGCCAACTGGCGACCAGTGTTCATTGCTCCAAGTATGACCGCCGTCATCTGACCAACGCAGCATCACTTGCGGATCGCTGCCCTGGCCGTCGTTAAGCCCCACACCTGTTTCACAATCCAGTTGCAAACTATGGTGCGCCGTGCGTTTTAAATTGTTCTGGCCGGTTGGCAGCGCCCGCCATGAGCGCAGCCACTTTTGAATGCCGCCGTTGTCAGCGTACACATCCAAGTCAAACCTATAGATGTTGCCGCTTTCAAAATCGCCCACAATAATGTTACCGCCAAAGTTGCACTGGCAATTGCTGCGGTGCCGCATAAAGTCGCCGTTGTCAAAGCCAGCCCGTTCATGCCAGACTTGGGTGGACACATCGTAAACCCAAGTAGCGTTGCCGGTGGGAAACGTCAGCACATAGAAAGCGTGGCCCTCTTGCTGGTAAGTGTACGCAATAGCGTCCGCAATGTTGCCGTATTGGGCAATAGCGTACTCAATAGCGTGGGTAGAAATCCTAACGCCGGTATAACCGTTGGCGCGGTAGACAATACCCTGCCCACGGGCGTCTGTACCCAGCCAGAACAGGCCGTTGTCCAGCTTGGCGATTGAGAACGCGGCCACGCAGCCAATCTCGTTAAACGCGCCTTGGATGCGTTGCAATGGAAAATCTGTACCGCCCGTGTCATACCAAACTTCCACAGAGTCGGTGCCAAACACCCACAACTCGCGGTGGTCGGAAATAAGCCCCACCACACCATCTGGCGAACCCTCGGCGCTGGCAAAGTCCAGCGGGTCAATTGAAGTGCCATCCAATAATTGGGTTACCCAAATAATCTGACTATTGGGCTGGTTAAAAACAAAGTACCCATCCAAATAAGTGACCGTTACCGCGCCAGCAAAGTCAGGGTCAGTAATCTGCCCAAACGCGCCTGTGGTTTCGTTGTAGATAAATCCATCTGGGTTGGTGGCAAAAAATATTTGTGTACCGTTGTCCGCGATAGATACCGGCCCAGCGCTGGTGGTAAGCGTGCCCAGCAACTGCGGCGTAGCAGTCAGGCCGGTCAGCTTGTAGACGCCAGCGCCAGAAACCACGTAGAAGTCGCTGCCGTTGGTTTGGTGCGCCCACAACGCTCGAATTGGGCCGGTGCCCACAGTTTGTAGGAACTCTAAGCCAGGAGCGCGGTTTAGAAAGCCGGGCTCTTTGCCGCCTTCGGGGATGGCCTCGGGGAACAGGTTGACCATGCGGTTGTCCGCAGCGTTGATACTGCGGGCAACGTAGGCCGATCCAAGAATCGGCGTTTTCATCAGTAGTTCCCAGCGTAGATGTTGAACCGCTGCCGAGTTGCCACAATGGCGTAGGGCATCGACATCACATCGTCAGGGTTGTTGATGCGCTTCAGATTGCGCTTGCTGGTCATAGCAATGCGCTGCACCTGGGGGCTGGGCTCTACACCAAACTCAGGTGCGATCTCGCAAGCCAAGTTGTAAGTGAAAGCCCGCAAGTAACCCGGCGGGAACAAGATGTTGGTTGCCAAGTTGGCGGGCTGCGTCAACTCTTCAACGCTAATAAAGTGCCACTCCAAGTCCCGTGTTGGCTTGGGGTAGATGTACATATCCACATCAGGATACGTCATATTGATAAACAGCACTTGCGGGTAAGTAGACGTAACCGTCTTAACAGCAATACCATCGTACTGCTGCTGATTGATCATTTTTATGCCAAAGCTGACGTTGGTGCTTGGGTCGCGGTAGTAGGTCGCGTCATCCAGCAAGATGGGCCGGTTGCCTACAAAGTCGCCTGTTGGGCCAAGGGTGCGGTTAATAAAACCCGCAGGCCAAGTAAACACCTGATCCTGAGTGCTGAACACCGACAGCCGCTCGGTATTCCAGCTATCAATCATTTGATTGAGCGCCATCAAACTGTCTTGCGACACTGAAGCAGAAGTAGTCTCGCCTTCAGCAAGGACGCCAAGCAATCGAAGGGCTCGGTTGATCTGATCGCCAGCGGTGTAAACGGCCATGACTAGGCTCCTTCAGTTTCGGTTCTACGACGGCGCTTTACTTCCAGTGCGTTAACAGGAGCCGCCTCAGAGACTTCGGGCGTATCCTGAGTATATCGTGTCCAGCCGTTTTGTTCATCGTATTCGGCTTCAAGTTCCATAGTCGCCACTTTGCGGCCATGAACAGGGTGCTTGAGATAAATGTTCATAGGGGGAAAGGGGGCTTGTGGCCCCCTCCCTTTTAGCTTGCGCCGTGGATGATGCTGAAATTGATAATTACAGCTTCAGAGTAAGAAGTTGCAGCAGTCAAATTCCGCAATGTGATTAAAGCAGAACCAGCAGCCAGATAGGAAACGTAGGTGGTGTATGCACCCGCCGCGCTACCAGTGGTATTGCTAGAAACGCACACAATGATTGTGTCATTGATGGAGATTGAGCTATTGGTCAAAACAAACGACACAGCAGTGGCTCCGGCCAATGCTGCATTGTTCATTGTGATGCGGCCAGCAGACTTGTTCAGAGTTACCCCTGTGGACTTGTCTGTCAACTGTGTCACAGCGCCTTGTGCTGCTGCGCTGTAACCAAGTTCTTGGCTTGCGTAGCAGGTAGTAAATTCGGGGTCGCTATACGCGACACCTACCGCTTGAGTATTTGGCATGATGTTTCCTTTAGAGAACGGGGCCGAAGCCCCATTCAGATTTAGGCAATGCGGTATAAAGACCAGGCACCGTCACCAGTCTTAACTGCGCGGTACATTTGAGATGTACCAGCAGTCGTGACAGTCATCAAGCCTTGTGAGCCAGACGAACCAATAGACCAGCCGGTATTGGTGGTGATCGTAATCACGCCGCTACCAGAACCATTGGTGTTAACCACAACAAAGTCAAAGCTGCTATTGACTTTAGCGCTGGACAAGGCTGCGTCCAGATCAGTAGCCAAAGGTAAAGTGTAAGCCGCTGCGGTGGTGGTGGGAGTACCCAAAATGATACCGTTCAGCAATTGAGCAGTTGTCAGCGTTGCTGTGACAGTTGCAGTTGCTGGAGTAGCCTGAGTCTCAATTTGCATTTCATTGAGATTGCCGTCACCAAGTTGGTAACCGCCTGCGCCATTAGGTAGAGCCATGATAAATTTCCTTTAGAAAGAATTGATTAACCCCAGATGCGGCAAGCCATCTGTGGACGAATGGTGCTAAAGCCATACAGTACGTCAATACGGCAAGGCATACGGTCGTTGTTGATGTCGTATTGACGGACAACGCGCAAGCTGATCCCGTTGTGAACTGCACGCGAAGCCATGTCAACACCTTGGGGCAGCAACAAGTCAGCGGTAGCAAACGTAATGGCGTCCTTGTGATAGACCAAGTTTTGTGCATAAGCAGTAGAAGCAGCTCCAACAAAAGTCACAGCTTTGCTGTTTTGCGGAAGGATGTTCACGGTAGCCAAAGCATGGTTAGCCGAGTACATAGGAGCCACAGTCACAGTCCAAGTGCCAGACACAGCGGTAGCCGCAGCCAGAGCCACAAACTGGAACAACGAACCAGTGGTTTCACGGGTTTGCGGATTTACAGCAAAGCAGTCAGCAATGGTAAACACGTCGCCAGCAGCAATAGTCGTAGTCACCGAACCTTGAGCCAAGGTCAGGGTAGACGAACCTTCAGAAGTCACAGCAGCGCCAGTAGTCGTGGAAGCCGAGGCATCACGCGAACCAGTGGTGTGTTGTTTGATCGACTGAGACATATTGACTTCTTCAAAGCCCAACACGCCGGTGCCCATCATGCCGTTGCGAAATTGCTTGCTGATGGTGTCGGTAGGATTGAACAAGCCTTTCATGCCTTCAACCAAGCCAGCGTTTGCAGCAGGGTTAACCGTTGCATAGCGGGGCGACATTACAGCGGCGTTCTCGTTCAGCTTCTGCTGGGCTTGCAAAAGCACCAAAGAAGTAGCTGGCGTAGTGCCAGGAGTGCCAACAGTGTTACCGATGGTTTTATAAGCATTGGCAACGTCAGCGTCAATGCTGGAGGCCAACTGGCTGATACGAGGCTTCAACACACGCTCTGCGAAGTCATCCAACTGCATGGTCAATTCGGCAGAAGTGAAGTTCACGCCGATATGCTTTTGGTTGGCGACAGACAAAGTGGTAAACTGTTCGTTGTCGTCCTGAACTTGCAGGGCGGCACCGTCAGTGACCAGAGCGCGGTCGGGCAGACGAATACGCAGAGTAGAACCGATCTTGGCACCTTCAACAGCGAAGCTGTCGTCGTACTGACGGTTTACGTTACGGGTGAGTACCAGGTTGTTCTCTAGAATCTCCAGAGCCTTCCGGGTAATCATATCAATGGTTAGGATACTATTAGCCATGAAAAAAGTCCTTAAAAAAAGTTAGCGGTTTTGCGCTTCCCACTTCTTACGCTGGCGTGCCCTTTCGGCTTCAATCCACTGCGAATCCGTCATGGTCTTGGTAGACCGGGGATCAGTAGTGTCATAAGCCGGTGATCCAGTGGATCGGGCAGTGACAGGCGAAATCGGCGCTGGCGCGGATGTCGTACGTTTCATTGGGGGGTCAGACGCCAATTTGGCCTCAATCTTCCCAATTTCCTTTGCCTGTGCAAGCGGGGCTAGGCGAGATATACGCTCTGCGTCTTTGGGGTTAGTTCCGAGGTAGTAAGCTAACTCAGGCCCAACATCCGAAGACCGAATCGTATCGGCCATCACGTCCGTAATTGGCAGCTTGGGGTTGTACGCGACTTGTTCAAAGTCATCGTACTTAGCGCGGGCTTCCTCTTCCAGATCGTGATAACTCTCAAGAACTTGCGAGTGCTGCTTGGCCGCTTCGCGCTGCGCGATCAGTTGCTCGGCCTTTTGATAGGCCAACGCATCGGCGTAAGCCTCTGGCGTTTCAAACTGATCGACAGACTGTGCTGCCGGAGCCCTCAAGGTCTGCGTTTCCGCAACCCTCTGTGCTTGTTCCCGTTCCCACTTTCGTTGCTCTCTTGCGAGGCGTTTTCCAATAGCTGCATCAAGTTCCTCTTGCGAGAATGTCTTGGGTGCTTCTGCTTCCGGCGCTTTAACTTCGGGTTCAGGTGCAGCCGTTGCTTCCTGTTCCGGCGCGGGGTCTACTACCGCTAGGTCTTCTTCTGACATTTTTCGATTCCATAGAATCCCTGGTGAACGCACCAGTACGTGTTTTCAGCATTATGCTGGAATTTGGGACGCTTGGTAAGCAGCAATAACTTCCGGCGTATGCATAGCAGCGCAAATAGTTTGCACTTTGGCATCTTCAGCGCTGTAATCATCCCCAGGCCCGATGACGTGGCGGTGGAATGACCCACTGATCTGTTTGCCATCTTCAAAAATAGCTGTTTTGGTACGAACTTGAATGCAGCCGTTTTCAACAATTTCAATTAGATCAACAGAAATAACTTTTTCAAGAGCCATGATGTTAGTTTCCAGTTAATGTACGTTGCTCAAGCCACGCTGTGCCAGTGTAATACCATCCATTATTAACATACTTTGAAGCGGCTGATCCAGCTTCTACAGCCACCAAATTTTGCATAAAAGGGCCGATGCCTATTGGTGTCCAATTAGGTGCATCAAGACCAAAATCATTTGACCCAGTAGATACAACAATTCTACTTGTAGCGCAATTTTCAAAAATAGTATTTTTTAACGAACCTTGAGCGCCGGTAGAATTAAAACAATAACCAGTAGATTGATTTATAAATGAATTATCTGCAACAATCATTTTTGTGCAGCCAGCTATATCCAAAGCATACGCAGAAAAATCACCTAAAAATTTATTGTTGTCAATGGATATATATCCCGCCGTTACACTATTGTATTGAATGCCTGTTGATGGCGTTGCAACTGTGTTATTTGAAATATCTACCGTATAAATAACATAGTTTGCGTCTAATGAAGCATAAATAATTCCATACGTTGACGCAGTAGTTGTTGTAATTAAATTATCGTGGATGTACACTTCCTGCATGGTGTATGCGCCAGAAGATGCTAAACGAATTCCAAAAGCGGTAAAATTTGTAATGGTGTTGTTATCAACATTAATATTTCTTGATTCTCCATTTCCTTGAAAAATGTATATACCCGTAGCACAAGTTTTTAAATTATTGCCAGAGATATGTATATCCATATTACCATCGCTAGGATTACTTGGTGGTATAAAGTAAACACCATAAGCTAAAATTGCTTCTGCTTGATTATTTGCAATAATTACATTTTGTGTGCTGTTACAAATGTAAGCGCCTTTAGGCAAAGTTGATACAATGGTATCAGTTTGGCTATAAACACGATTGCCAATAATTCTTAAATTAGTAGTTCCTGCATTGTAAAAACCGCAAGACTTAACGCCTTCTACAATATTATCGATGTACGAAACATTGTTGCATTTTGCCGTGCCACCATAAGCTAAAAACGCATACGCGCCGGTATCGTTTGCAATAGCAGGGTCAAGGCCATTGCTAAGAACGGTATTGCTTACAACGTGCGCCCTTTCGCAACCGTAGTACATAGCAAAAAACATTTTTATGTAATAGTTATTAGCAACATTGTTTTCAACCCAAATATCAACAACTTTTGCGCCGCCAACAACATTAGTACCAGTTATAGTAATACAGTTTGAAGCTACACCAATACTTGTCCCATCTCGGCAATTCCCTGTATAAGAGGTAAAATTACAATTTGTAATGCGAATATTATTTATTGTATAAGTAGTGTTTGCATTTGCAATGTAAACCCAATTGTCACCTTTAAAATTATCAAAGTTGCAATAATCTATGTAAATATTTTTATTTGCAACTGTAGAAGATATAGTTTGAGTGTAAAAAATTGCATCGCCGTTAAGAGCTGTGCTTGCTTGGCTATTGCCATAAAATCCCATTTGTTTAAAACTAATATTTGAAATGTCAGTAGCAACAAATAAGTTATCAGTACCAGACCCAATTCTTTTGACAATTGATTTAGTAGGCCCATCACCAAAGATCGTAATGTTTGCAGGCAATGTAAGCGCCGTTGTTGTTGAGTATGTACCAGAAGGCAAATAAAGTGCTTTACCCGCAGCGGCAGTTATGGCTAATTGCAAACTTGCGGTAGTGTTTGTTCCATCGGTAACAACGCCATAATCAAGCGCGTTAATTACCGCACCTTGAATCATTGAATAAGAAACTTTAGTAAGTGCCATAATTTACACCTGATAAGAAATTGAAAACGCTAAAGATGTTGTTGCAGCTTGAGAATTTACAGAATACAAAGATGCTGCAATTGCTCTTATGCCCGTCAAAACCGTATACCCTGCGTTAGCAACACCGCCAACAGAATTGCTTAAAGCCGAATATGGAAGCCCAGAACAAAATTCTCCGCCAGCTCCGCTCGTAATAGAAGTTGCCGCCGCAAGCAGTCCTTTTACGTAAACCATATTGCCAATTTTTGTGTACGCACCGCTAGAACTAAAAGCGCCCACAACCGTTAGCCCAGAGCCTTGAACTGGCGTCCATGAACCTTCTTCATAGTCAGCAAACAATTCACTTGTGCCAGTGCCTGGTGTTGCAGAAAAATCAACGCCGTACCCATTTGCAACAATTAAATTTCCTGCGGTCAAAGTTATTTGAGTTGCGCTGATTGCACGGCCCGCAGTTAAATTTGCAATGCTTACTTGTTTGGTCGTGCTACTTTGAACAATAGGCAAAACTTCCGTACCAGCAACCGGCGTGGTTGCCGCTGTAAGTGCGGAAATTTTGGTGTTAGCCATTAGTTGTACATTACTTCAATCAAAGAAGTCAAAGGCGGCGCGGCTGAAAATGTAAGCGTTGCGCTTGACACTGTGTAAGTGTTTTTGTTTTGGTACACGCCGTTGATGTACACAAACGTAAAATTCTCACCCAGCGAAGCCACGCTTAACGTAAATATGGTTTGTGATCCTGTCCCAGTAAAATTGTCTACTTGATAGCTTGCTGCCCCAATACCTGTCACATTGTCATAAGTAGCAATAAGTACGTCTGTGCTATCTTTCAGCACAAACTTGTACGGTGGTGCGCTTAACCAAATCTCACCCCCAGGCACGCGCCCAGCCGAATCTAAAATGATCGGATTGGTGTGTGCAGTCACGCCAGACGAACTGGTGTAGCTGGCCTGTGGAGTCGTCGTTCCCGCAGCGTAGGTGTACAGCTTGCCGCCCGAAAGGGGCACGCCGCTATTGGTAAAAAATTGGGCCGCAACGCCGCCCACGGGGGAGAGAAAGACGGCCATAATTTATGTCCTTACGCGCTAATTGCAGCAACTTTATCTTGGAAGGCTTTAACGCGAGTTTGCAATGCAGCTTCTTGTGCTTCCAAGGACGCGCTTAAAGCATCTAAATTGGCTTGCGTTTGTTGCTGGTGCATCTCACGGGTGTCAGATGTCTTTTCACGCGCATTTAGGGCCGTTTCACGCGCTGCGCTGGCTGTTTCAAATGCTTTAGCGCTATCGGCCAAAGCAGCTTCACGCGCTTTGAGGTCAGCAGTCTTGGCTTTAGCCGCAGTTTCCATATCTTTGGCAGACGCAACCATAGCCGCAGCTTGGTCTTTGGCGGTAGCCAATTCTTCAGCAGCCTTGGCCCGATCTGCGGCAGCATCTTGAACCGCAGACATTGCGCCTTGGCGCTGGGCCAATTCAGCTTGCAAATTGACCAAGGTGGTCAAGTCAGTAGGAAGCTGCTTTTGGATGTACTCAATTAAATTTGCGGGGCTCATTGAGCCACCTTCGCCATGAAAGTCCATAACGGCTCCTTACGAGTAATAAGTAATGTTCAGCTTCGCGCTGGCGCTTTGCTCAATGAACTTGATTTGAGTCAAGTCGCCATCGTATTGCAAAGTGACACCGGCAGCAAGGGGCATTCCAACTGAAGCGGTTGGAGCCACGCCATCATCTCGCCAGCGAACAGCTTGAGTCTCTGGCGTAATGATAGCAATACGGGGCGACCCCGCAAGGCCGCCAATGTTTTTCTGGGGTACGGTCAGGGCCGTAGCTGCGGACAAGCTGGTGATCTGCTGGTAGCCCAGGACAGAAGTGATAGCCTTGAGATTGAGCGCCATTAGAATCTCCTTCTTTCAGTAAATGATCTTAACTCGATAAAAAGTTGCGTGACGTAAACGGGTGCTGATTCAAAAAACCCACCGCTAAAAAAACTACCACCAAAAAAATCAGTCAACGGGGAGAAAAACCCGCCGCTAAAAAAACTACCCCCAAAAAACTTGTTCATGGAATTTTACTCCACCCATTGACAAGTTTGTTCATCCCAAACATACCTTTTGTCGTCTACAGGCATGGGAACGGGAGAATCCCATTGGCAAGTCTGCTCGTTTAGCGTCCAGCTAGGGAACGGCTGCGAGGGGATAAACGCATCCCTGTCTGAGTCATAGGTGTAACCAATGCCAGCGTAATTCTTACGAAACGGCGTTCCACCAAGGAGATGTTCTCCCGCCCTAGTGTTGTAGCTGGTCTTTTTCCAAACGGTTCCGGTTGTCTCCGCATAGATAGCTTCCCCATCAAGCGGCTCGTCCACACCCACAATCACTTGTAGGACTACATTGTTCTCATCAAGTTCTGCAAAATGTGCCATGATTAGAAAGTAATTGTTCCAGAATCAGTAAATTTGTAGTAGCGATATGTTGCATCTGTAGTTACAGTAGGTGATCCAGTAGTTGCTGAAGCCGTATAAGCAAGAAGGCAACGAATGCACACAATTCCTTTTCCACCAGCGCCGCCAGTTCCAGAGTTGTTTGACCCCGTAGTTCCAGCACCCCCGCCACCGCCGCCTGTATTTACAGTTGCAGCAGCACCATTAAAACTTGTTGCAGTGTTACCTCCAGCACCACCACCGCCTGTTGCAGTTCCTGCTGTTTGCCCGTTATACGCCCCGCCGCCACCACCGCCAGCGTAAGTTACCGTTGCACCGCTGTATGTACTAGATGTCCCGCCGCCACCATTACCGCCAATAGACGCAGTTCCTGCTGCACCTACAGCACTAGCTCCACCACCACCTCCTCCACCATAAGCAAAAGTTGATGTCGCCGTGTTAAAACCAAGGCCACCCGTATTTCCTTGTCCTGACGTACCAGTGCCTGCTGTGCGTGCGCTACTACCGCCGGGGCCTCCACCACCAGAGCCACCAGTTAAACCGGCTAATCCAGCGGCTGTTGAACCACCTCCACCACCACCGCCAGTTGCAGTAATTGTCGTTATGCCTGTTCCACTAATAACAGAGTTACCGCCACTCGTACCTCGCGTACTTGCGGGTGTCCCTCCTGCCCCCAATGCGCCTACAGTAATAGTGTATGTGGTTGCTGGAAGTAACAAAAGATTAGTCGATGTTAATAAACCACCAGCACCACCGCCGCCACCTGATGCCCCAACGTTAAGCCCTACACCGCCACCGCCTCCGCCACCAGCAACAACTAAGTAATCTACCGGAACCGTTATAGGGGGCCATATCCCAGCTTTTAATGCCTGCAAAACAGTGGCTATTTTCCATACGCCTTTGGCACTAGCAGTCGTTGGCGTTTGCGCCGTGGACGACATGATGGAGCCTTTATATCTTGTAGCCATTTTTTCTTACCAAGATATAGAGCCAGTGCCAGCGGTAAATCTATACACTTTGTAGCCTGTTCGATACGTTGTATTCGGCGTGGTATTTCCTGCGCTTCCATTGCAAGTCAAACCTGCGGATACAGAAACAAGATCACCGTATGAATTAGGGTAAGCAATGATTAATATGCCAGAGCCGCCAGCCCCACCTATTGCAAGTGATCCACCACCACCGCCGCCACCACCTTGGTTAACGCCGCCTGCGGCCGTATTAGTACCGGTTACTCCACCCGCCCCACCACCTAAACCGCCAAGGGTTGTACTTGTGCTGCGCGTCCAACCGCCGCCACCACCCGCATAGTAAACGCCAGTGCTTGTGATTGCCGTTCCAGTTAAAGTTGTAGTGGTGGCCTTATTTAACGTGTATGTGCCAGTACCGCCTGTGCCTGTACCAAGCGCAATTACTACTGTGCCTGCTGGGACACCTGACCCTGTAATTTGAGTTCCAATGCCTATAACCCCAGCAGAAACTGCGGTGATATTTATACTTGCGCTAGTGCTCGTATTAGCAGTACCGGCAAAGTTTGTAGTGATTGTGCTTAATAGGCCAGCACCGCCAACGCCAGTAGACGCAGTGCCGCCTACGCCTACAGCAGAATACCCACCACCGCCGCCACCGAAGTTGCTGTTTGAGTCTCCAGCACCGCCGTTTTTACCTTGTGTCCCTGACCCAGTTCCGGCAACCGATCCTGCCAAATAGCCTGCACCACCACCAGAACCACCATTGCCGCCGTATTTAGTGCTGGTGCTGTCTACATCCCCACCACCGCCGCCTTTTGCGGGGCTTGAAGCTGACGCCGTAAACACTGAATCGTTCCCAGTTCCAGGTACTGTACCAGTTCCAGCAGGCGGGGTTCCACCAGCACCAATTGTTACCGTATAGCTTGTAGACGGGGTGACAGTTAATGCAGAAGATAAGACTACACCACCCGCGCCGCCGCCTCCGCAATAATTCCATCCTCCAGGCCCACCACCAGCAATCAATAAAAATTCAGTTGGAAAAGACAACGTAACCCATGTGGATGCTTTTTGTGCTTGCATCACATCACTAGTAGTCCAAATTCCTGTGGCACTAGAAGTTGATGTAGGCTGTTCTGTCGATGAAAGAACAGACCCCTTGTATTGGGTGGACATTAGGTAATTGCTTCAAACGATGACGTTAATTCAATTGCGCTTGCAGTCCCAACAGTCACCACAACAGACTGCGCCTCGCCTAAGTAAAACGCCGTGCTTTTGTCCACAATAACAATTGAAGCATTTACTGGCACTGGCACTTGATAAATTACGCGATAGTTTGTACCCGCGCCAGCCGCAGCGCTATTGATAGCAACAGTAACCGTGGCATTACTGGCGGTAACGTTTGACGCAACAATGTTGTCAATTTTATTGACTGTGCCAGTAGCAGGCGTAAGCGCAGTCCAAGTTGTAGCCGATGTTGTACTTGGAATCAAATAAGACGTACTACCATAAATAGAAGTTACGTTGACTATGTTTGGGTTTGCCATAATTAATATCCAAAAATCATCGCCATTGCAATACTTTTGCCAGTTGTAATGCCGCTACCACCGCTGCCGTTAGAAGCTGCTGTGATACGTCCATAAGCGTCAACCGTAATGTTTGCGCTTGTGTAACTGGACGCAGTTACCGCAGTAGTAGCCAATGCAATTGTGCCAGTAGTAGTGATTGTTCCGCCAGTTAGACCTGTTCCGGCAATGATTGACGTTACCGTACCTGACCCGCTGCCAGCCGCTACCCAAGACGCCGTGGTGCCGTCAGAAGTTAAAACATACCCATTTGCGCCAATAGCTAGGCGGGCCGCGCTGTTTGTGCCGTTGCCAATAATCAAGTCGCCCGTGCTGGTGACTGGCGATAAAGCATTAAAGGCCGCGCTGGCTGTGGTTTGGCCTGTACCACCGTTGGCAATCGCAACAGTACCTGTGACGTTAGATGCAGTTCCGGTAGTATTTTGATTTAGTGTAGGTACATCAGTTGCAACGATAGCTGCCAAAGCTGTATTTGTGCCATTAGAACGCAAATAATAGCCAGATGTTTGGGTGCCTGCTAAAGCTGTAATAGCCGCAGCAGCCGTTGTTTGACCCGTACCACCATTGGCAATTGGAAGCGCCGTTCCTGAATAGGTAATTGCTAACGTGCCAGAAGTGGTTATGGGTGAACCGGCGATAGACAAAAACGCTGGGACGGTGGCAGATACAGAAGTAACCGTGCCAGACGAATTAACCGTCTGATTGGGCCAAGTGCCAGTAATAGTTACGTTGGTTCCTGCCACAAGGGCCGGAGTGGCTGTGCCTGTGCCGCCGTTTGCCACAGCCACCGTGCCGGTCACATTGGTTGCAGTGCCTGTGGTGTTCTGATTGAGTGTAGGCACATCAGCAGCAACAATAGCCGCCAAGGATGTATTTACACCATCAGAACGCAAGTACCGGCCAGAAACCTGAGTTCCAGCCAAAGCCGTAATGGCCGCTGCGGCAGTCGTTTGGCCTGTGCCACCAGAACCAATTGGCAAAGTGCCAGACAGCGAGTGTGCGCTATCCCACGCCGCAGCGCCTGTAGCGGTAAAACTAGCGTCCGCTGCTGTGCTGTGGTTAATGGATAGCGTCATGCTAAGAAGCGCAGTTTATAAAGTGTACGCAGATAAATTTCAATGATATTGTCAATCAATTGTTGCAGCGACATATCGGTTTTGTCCACTACGTCATAACGGCACTTTTCAATCTCATCCAACTGGTTTTGCAAAAAGTCGATGATGTTGGCCGTCTTGGTAGCCGAATGCAGCGTAATTGGCCCCATCAGACCATGACGGCCTTGATAGGCTTCGGCAAAGTCATCCGCAGCGCCAACAATGCGTTCGTAAAAAATATTGAGGGCAACGTGCTTGGAGTAGCTGCGGGTGTTCAGATGGACGCTGTGGGCCACATCACGGGCCAAAAATAGCATCCCAACAAAATCGGCGGCTTTGTACATCATTGTGGTTGCTCCATCATGTTCTCTTGCGGCGTTTCAGGGCCGGTATCCATATCACGCCCAGGCATTTCGGTAACCAAGTCGCCAGAAGTAATCATGCCATGCACAGTGCCCAGCACAATGTCTTGAATCTGCTCTGGTGACATGGATGCTTGCACAGCGGAAATCCGCTGGGTCTCGGCTTGGTACGCTTTGACCGTTGCCTCAAAGTCTTTGCGGTGCATATCTTGCGCCTCAATCGACTTGCCAGCATTGATGATCATTTGGTGCATTTGCTCCATTTCTTGGCCCATCGCTTGAATCTGCTGCTCTGCGGCCTGCAACTCGGGCGGTTTGTCGCCGTCTTGCATGAGTTTGGGGTCAATAGTTTTGGCAAAGCGCTTTGCCATCTCTTGGGCACCCGGCCAATCCATATTTTTGACAAACAAGTCACCGGCCACTTGCCATAGTTGGGGGTTGCCTTGCAACAGTTGGCCCATCGCCTCCAGCGCCTCTTGCCGCTTGGTCGCGTAGCCTGGGCCGGTGGTAGCCACCACGTCGTACTTGCCCACGCCAGGGTTGTAAATCTTGTCAATCACGATGCCTTGCTGATCCATGATCTTCTTGACCGGCTCGGCCTGCATCGGGTCAATCTTGACCATGCTGGTCTCGCCGTCTTCGCCAATGATGCGGGCAATACGCTGGGTGTCGTAGATTTTGGGGACTAGATCAATCAGTTGGCGGGTCAAATACCGCACACCACGGGCCAAGTTGTCGCCAAAGTGGTACGTCCCAACATCACCCTCGCGCTGACGCGCAAGAATCGCTTTTCCTGAGCGTTCGTTGGATGTCATGCCCAAAGATGCGTTATATTGGCCGGTGGCTGCTTTGATGTCTTCAGAAGCGCCTGCTTTGGCCTGCAATAGCCCGCTGGAGGCCATTGGCGGCTGCGCCCGCTGGGGTAGTGGCAGCGTAGCGCCCGCGCCGTCTGTAACGTCTGGATTGACCTCCAAATACGGCCAGTTGGTCGTGTTGGCAGTCTTCCATTGGTTTTCATAACCTTCAAACTGCCCGCCGTAGCCGATAAATGGCGCTTTGGGGGCCAAGGCCAGCATCTCTGCCTCTTGGGATACCCAATAGTTGTACATCCGCTGGGCATCCTTGGCGTTTCGCACCAAGCCAGACACGTATAGGCGGCCATCAACCTCAAATTCGTTACCCACAATGCGGACAATCGGGATGTATTTGCCCGCCCACTCGCGTTCTTCTAAGATTTCGTAACCGTTTATCTTGCAATACTTGATTCGGGGGCGGTCAGACTGCCTAGATTTCTTAGGCTTGCCGTAAATAGCGCGCAACTGCTTGTCTTCAGGCGTCCCCTCAAAGGCCGTGGCGTTGCCAGGGTACAAATTGAGCGTGCCCTTGTCGTAATCGACGTAATAGTAGTCCGCGATGCGGATCGTGTCTTCATTGAGCCACTGCGACAGGTTTTGATCCCCCACACCGAGCGTTTGCAAGGTGGTAATGGGCGCTGAGTCGGGGTACATCCGCTGGTAATCAGCTTTGGAAATGTCCTCGGTCACAAAACACCACTTGGCGTCCGCACCGCACGGGTCTTGGATGGTTGGATCCATGTAGACCGAAAATGAGTTGCGAACTCGGCCAATTTTGATGTCTTGGTCAAAGGTATTGTCATCGCAATACTCGGTCAGGATTCGGATGTAGCCTTCTCCGTAGGAGACTTGGTTTTCGCAGGCGGTGTCGTAAGCAACATCTGCATCCGAGATGTATTCAATATGCCTGACCATGCCGTTGAAGATTTCGGCAACGTCAATGTCGGCCTTGTCGTCGGCTGGAATAACTTTGCCTGTTGGGCGGTTTTGTCGTTGGTCATTGGTGACTTGCCGAACGTGCTGCGGCAGTTTGTTAATCGTAAGGCACGGGCGGGCGTTGATCGTCTGCCCTTGCACCGCGCCACGAGTCGCCAGCACATCAGCAGGCCACTGCCAGTGGTTGTCAGGTGACCCAGCGTAGAACTTCAAGTCGTCTATCTCGTCCTCGCGGGACTCAGACAGCGCCGATATTGCCATGTCCAAGCGGCTGCGCGCTGTCGCCAGTATGTCGGAGTCGTCGTCCTTTTTGCCACCGCCGTTGGCGACATTTCCTACCGCCACCATGCCGGTGTAATCAGCCATTATTTCTTACCTTTTGGGGCTGGCGCGCTGCGCTTGACTGCGTAAGCAATTGCCACGGCTTGTTTGACCGGCTTGCCAGCTTTGACTTCAGCCTTTACGTTTTCACGAAAGGCTTTGGGGGATGATGATTTGACGAGTGGCATATTAAGACCCCATCCATGATGTGTGCATTGCGCCGTCTTGAGCGTTATAGCGGCGTGTGGGCTCAGTATACTCGCGGTGAGCCACAGGAAAAGCAAACGTCACGCATATAGCGTCCGCTGCGTCTGGTGATGCTAAACCCCGTGCTTTCATTTCTTTCTTGCTCTCCAAGAAGATTGTTCCACGTGAATCAGGCTTCATCTTAGGCGAAATCAAATCCGTCTTCAAGAACCTGTCGGTCGGGATACTAGCAGATTTCAACCACTCCCGCATCTCACCCCACATCTGCGCGCGCATATTTCCGTACATTATCGGGTTTTTGGACTTATTTCCAAAGTTCACACCCTTAATCTTGTACCGCTGCTCTTTGAGCCTGTCCACAATCCCAGCGCCCAACCCACCCTCGTCGATTACCACCAAGGTCGGCTTGTATTCGTCAATCGCGTCGATCACATACCCCACCACCGTCATAGTGTCGTCGCCTCGGTGCCGCGTTATGTTAACAATATCCCGTCCTTGGCGCACCGCGATGACCGTGGCGTCCGCGCCGTAGCGCGCCGGATCGACGCCGATAATAATGGGCGCGGACAGGTCTTTATACTTCTCCCGCTTCATGGCCTCGTCCACTATGTCCGAGCCGATGAACTGGTCATCCCCCGCGCTTGGGAACATCCCGTAGACCTCAACGTGCGACTGCGATGAGTCTGGCCCGTACTCTTGGATGATCCGCTCGTAGACCTGTTTGTCCGTACCCTCTACCGTGCGCGCGTCCACCACCTTGGTTTTCCAAAACGCCCGCTTGGAGTTAAACGCTTCGTAGAAGTACCCTGTGTTGCGGCGCGGATTGGAGAACGCCAGCCAGAAACGGTTGGGTGTGTTCTCAGTAAAGAAACCCGCAGTCACCGCCCAGATCGTGTCATCGATACCGCTTGCCTCGTCGAACACCACCAGCACGCCGTCGTAGTTATGCACACCCGCGTAGGCGTCGGGGTTCTCCGCTGACCACAGCCGCCCCTCGACGCCCCAGTACCTGGTGCCCTTCTTCAAGTCCCGTTCGACCAGTTCGGTAAGCCATTTGGCTGGCATCACCCGCGTGGCGCTGACTTCAAACCAGTGGCTGTTAATCGCCATCGCCAGCCACTTGGTAATCTCGGCCCATGTGATGCTGCGTAGTTGGGACTCACTGTTGGCCGAGATGATGGTCGTAGACCCAATGCGGGTCGCCAGCATCCAGATTGTGATCCAACTGACCAAGGCCGACTTGCCAATACCGCGCCCAGACGAGATGGCAGCTTGCAGTACGTTGTAGTCCAGCAGGCCTTTGTTCGCTTCGATGTGGTCTGCAATGTCTTGCAGCACCTCGCGCTGCCACTTGCGCGGCCCTTTGAAATTCTCAAGCGGCGTGCCCTTGACGCCCCACGGAAATACCAACGCCACAAAATTAAGCGGGTTGTCCTTGATGCGCGGCGTCCACAGACGCGCCATCAGGGCTTGTTCGTCTTCAGCGCTGTATCTGGTTGACTGCATCTACAACCTCAATGACCCGCATCTCTGCTTCTTGCAGTGCCTGCGTGATGGATATGCGCTGGTCGATGTCCACCGTGATGGACTGTTTGGCGACCCAGCCGTGCTGATGCTTGAGTATTTCAAGCGCTGCCTTGGCATCGCCCTCGCGGGCCGCTTTGTGCAGGATGTCGGCCATCTCGCGCTCGCCGTCGGCTTTGCCTTTGATTGCGGCCATCTCGGCCAGTGCGTCAAATTGGCATAGGTGCCGGTACTCTTCAGGCCGCATCCCAGAGGCCAACGCCAGCGTGTCGCCTTTGAGCCCCAGCTTGGCAGCGTCGTATATCGCCTGCAAGCGCGATTCAGTTGCTTGGACGTGTCGAACAGTGAGCGGCAGTGATTTGAACATTTGTTCTCCTGCGCCTGGGAGGCGTGTGCTGGAAGTTTACATTAAAAAAAATTTTGTTTGTGGCCCCTCCGTTTACGTTGGCCCATCGCGTCGGCCCTACCCCCTCCCCCCTGGCTAAAACTTTACGCAAAATGGCAAGCAATCCCTAGGCAAAAAGGCAAGGGATATGCTAGTCAGAATGACAAGCATATAGTTAGCAGAATGACAAGCGTATTCCCTGGCGGATGTGGGTCATGTGGGCTATGCCAACCATGTTGCATGGGGCTGGACAGTTGGGGCTGGACAGTTGGGGCTAGGTGTAATTTTTTGTTGACTTACATTGCCTACATCATGCGGCGGTCAATTTTTGCGCGGAGTTTGCGGTGTGGGTCATGTAGGCACTTTTTTTCGCGTTTTCAGTTTGTCTAAGGGTTTAGTGTAATTTTACGTTACCATAACTATAACGTAATATTACACTATTCAAAATCCAAAGATAACTAACTACCAACATAGCCTACAATTGATTTCCCCCTATGAGACACGCAAAAAAGCATAGCCAAACACATAGCCATACGCCACTATTTACAACCCTACATTTTTACGCTATACTGTAATTTTACGGAGACTACACCATGCCCTCAAAATCCCCCCTTATGCCCCCTATCTATTGCCCAACCCGCGACTACTTAGAATCCGCGCTTGCTATCTATGAAGTGCGCGGCCTTTTAACGCATAATCAGACTATCGCTATCCTTGCAACCTGGCGGCCTGCAACCTTTGCGCTTGAGCAGCGCACACCTAAAAGCACTGTTTACTTATCAATTGACGGCGCGCCTACGTATATCGTCAACAATCGATCAAAGGTGTCAATTTTGTAAATTGACACCCTTGCAAGTGTAAGGAATTCCCTTACACTATCAACCAAGCGCCCTGGCGCTTACTTATCAACTACAGTAAAGGCTACAAAATGACATTCGCATTCATCCCCAAGGCCAATTACAAAATAGGCCAATACATCTCTGTGCATGGCAAGACCATGCGCGTGGTTTCTTACACCCACACGGGCCGAAACGTGATCGTGCAAAGCCTACTAGGCGCGCCGCGCTTTGAACAAATATTGTGCATCTGCACCGATATACCTTCGATTGAAGGGGTAGCAGCATGAGACATTACGACATCATCCACACGGAAGACACGCAAGGCTTCCATATCGTGTGCAGCACCACATGGGAAGACACGCCGCCTCAAGATATGTTCGACGCTAGCGTTGAAGATATATCAGAAATTCACCGCAAGATTGACAATGGAACTTATGAATGGTTTGCCGTAAGGGTTGAGGCGTACCAACAAGGCATCTTGCTAGGTACAGACTTTCTAGGTTGTTGCCTATATGAAAGCCAAAAAGACTTTTTAACTGGTGACTATTATGAAGACATGGTTTACAACGCCATTACCGAGGCCAAGTCAAACTTAGCCAGACTTTGCGCCGATTCGCAAAGCCGCCTGGACGCTATTTTTGAAGAGGTGACGGCATGACTTTAGAACAACTGCAAATTGTCCTTTTTGACCTTTACGACGTGCGTAACGCATTGTTTAGCGCAACCAAAGCAAGAAAGAAAAGTGACGGAAGCGACGAAACTATAGGCGAGGCGTTAAATGACGCAATTGCATTTTTAGAACAACTGGAAGAGGTGACGATATGAAAAGCTACCAAGTAGAACTGAAGCGCGTGTCTTATGTCAATATGTACGTCGAGGCGCAAAGTCAAGATGAAGCAGAACAACTTGCATGGGATGAATTAGCCTCTGACAAGTCATGGGGCGAGGGTAATGCGTCATGGGACTTAGAAAGCATTGAAGAGGTGACGGCATGAGGCAACACTACAAACCCGCCCCTATCCCCCGCCCTTGGGCGGATGCCCTGCTTGCAGTCTCAATTGGCTTAATTTTGGCCGCTATTCTTTTGGAGTATTTAGCATGAAAATTATTAAAACTTATGATGGGTGGATGGTTATAAACGCTGAAGGCGAATATTTGACGGATGCAAAAGGCGATAACTGCTTTAACGACCGCGCCGAAGCCGCAGCGTTACAACGGCAAGCCATGATCTACGCGCTGACTAAATTTGAGCTGCGGTATTTAATCGACAACCCTGAATGTTTAGATGATGAATGCGCCCAATGGTGGATAGCGGGCGGCTTTAACAATTATGCGGACGCTGATTTAATAAGAAATTGTGAGATGAATATATGGCCTGAATTGGAGGTGCAAACATGATTACAGAACACCAGGCATACATCAACGGCGACACCCAAACCGCCGCCCTGCTGCACCGCATCAACGAATTGGAAGACGCGCTGCGCGCCTTGCTGGACGACGACAACGAAAACACGCGCATCCGCGCAGAAATGGCGCTTGAATGATCATTCTTGCAGCGGCAATAGCCGCCGCCATTCTGGCGATCCTTTTTGACCTTGACTAAGCCCCTTCGGGGGCTTTTTCTATGGCCCGGCGCAGATCGGACTTGTTGCTTTTGGCTAACTCAGGCGCGCAAAAGATGTGTTTCTTAGTTTGGAACTCACGCGAGGCCAGGCGGCCCATATCGGCCCATCCAGCCTCTTTGAGGGCGTGTAGCAGGGCTGGAGGGACAATCTTAATCCCTGCGGGGGCGTATAGCTGCAATTCGTCGCAAACGGCGTAGAACGGCGCGCCGATTACGCCAGATGCAAAGGCGCGTTGACGGCCTTTAATCATGGTCATTAGGAAAGACTCCGCCCCGCTCATACCATGTTCGACCATGATCATTTTTGCTTCAGTCATTGGCGGGGGTGCGTTAGGATTCCAGGCCGAAACATCACGGGTGTGCAGATACGCCGACACGGCTGCAAAGCCGCCTCGGTGTTCGTACCAATTCCAAAGGGCCACGGCATCCGATTCGGGCAGTTTGGTAGCATCTGACCATAGGACAAACCAGCGGCGATCCTCTGAAGGGAGACTGATCGCCACGCGCTCATTACTGAACGCGACCACGAACACGCGATTAAGCGCTTGGTAAGGGTGCAAGCCCTTGCGGTTGACTGTAAGCAGTTCGGGGGGCGCTGCAATAATGGGCTTGAGGGTGTTCTCTAGCGCGCGGCGGTCTTTGGCCTCTGCTTGGCGCAGTTCTGCTATCTCCATTACCTCGCACTCAAGGGCGTAGCCCCATTGTGATGTTAACTCTTCATTCTTGACCAATGAGCAATTGAGTTTGGCCTTGCCGCCTATGCTCCAAAAGAAAGGCGCAAATAAGGTGTCTTTTCCGCTACCATGATTGCCACCTAGTAGGATAGCGTGATTGATCTTGTGGCTTGGAAACTGCACCTTGTGTGCCAGGGCGTTAAGCAAATGCTCACGCTCGAACTCAATCGGCACCATGCGCTCAACATGACGCATCCACAAGCTAACGTCACCCGCTGCGGGAGCGGGGCGCGCGTTACGCCAGCGGTTGCCGTAGACCAGCCCCTCACGGGCGACCAGTACGGTCTCGCCTGCTGCGTAGGTGATGCCGACTAAGGCACGAGCGCCCTTGTCTTGGCGGTACTCGTCGTATGCGTTGGATGCTTCTATCTTGCGTTTGTTATGCCGCGACTTGCAGTCGATGTGCCGGAACATGGCGTTGAAAGTCTTACGCATCAACTCGCGCCGGTCTTGCATATCAAAATATGCGTCATCGTCTTGGATGTACGCAAACCGCTCAAACCAGCCGGACATCTCGACGCGGCCTAGTTCGCGTTGCTCGACCTCTGCGATGACCGCTGCGGCCTCGTCGGGATATGAAGGTGTCGGGGATAATTTGGCAAGGGTATTCTCCATCACCGCTGCCAGCAACTCATCACGCAGGCCATGCGAGCGTTTAGGCCCACCCTGCTCTTCAACCCACGCAAGGTAGGCAACGCTATCCCACTCGGAGCAATGCTCATGCAGGCAGCAGTAGGCGCGGTTGACGGGGTGATATCGGCCCATGGGGTTGCCGTCGCTATGCTCACCGCTGTTCGGGCACACGATGCCCCACCAGCCGCTGCTGTTGCCTTTTTCCAGCAAGTCGCCACGCGCTGCGGCCCACGCCAGTACGTCGTCGCCGCCGTCGTCTGTGAGCCGGATCGGGCGCACTGTGGCCGTGTCGGCTGGGTTGGGCACCACACCCAAGGCGGTGCATATCTCTGCAAGGCTGAACTCACGCTCTGGGTGAAACTCGACCAAGGCAGACGCAAAGCGGTCACGCCCAGGCTTGAGGTTGATCGACCCCGGCAGTCTGAAATTGCGGACGGGGTTGATCGCGCCGCCATCGGTGTAGCCTGCCTCGGCGATGGCGACAATGGCCGCGCTGAACTCGCCCTTCATAGGCTGATCGTCCAGCGCGAAGGTGTAGCCGTACTGGTAGTTGTTGGGGCTGGTCTCCATAATCCACGTCGGGGCGATGGGTGGCACCTTGGCCTTGGTGCCCACGTCGTCCAGCACGAGGAACGCCACACGCTCGCAGGCATCGGCCTTGGCTGCGGGCTTGCCCTCGTCGAATCGGTCGATGATGAAACAGCCGGTGTTGCAGTACCACGCTTGGTCGGGCTTCCATTTCTTAGGCAGGAACGCAGGCCAAGCGCACTTGACTGCGCCATCGGCGTGGTGCTGCACTTCGCCGTCCTTGAGGATAGGCTTCTGCCGCACGAACAAAATAACCTCGCCCTCGGGCGCAATGTTTTCGAGATAAGTTAAGAAATTCATTTTCCGTATCGCTCCATAATTGAGACTTCAGCGTCTAGGGGTAAACCCTTAGCCCAATCGGGCGGGGTACACATGACCAAGCGCAGCGCCTCGGGGTCGGGCGTTGCGGTCTCGATCACAATTTCATCGTGGACGTGCAGCACCACGTCATCAAGTTGGCGCAGCGAGTGGCGCAGCAAGTCGTTAGCCACGGCCTGGGTGATGTTCTCGCAGGCCAGCCCCTTCCACAAACGGGCGCGGGGCCACTCCTTGGCATCAGCGGCGGGTTTCCATGCAGCTTTGGCGTAAGTCACACCTTCGGATTCCAATCGGGCGTAGGGGTAGCACAGGATGCGGCCAGAGGGCAGCACATACCATAGGTGCAAGCCGTCGAACATATAGGTCACCCGTCCGGCGTTGAACTCTTTACCTTTGTTTCGCATCGCTCGGGTGTACGCTGATTCTAGGTCTTGCCAGTACAAAACAGACCAAGGGTTTGCCCTACGCCAAGCATCAACCATGCGCCGCGCGTCGGACTCGGGCAGTAAGATGCCGTAGGCGCGGCCCATCGCTGCAAAGGCACCGACGCCACCGGCAAAGCCGCAAGCTAACTCCTGCACCTTACCAATTTGACGCTGGTCTTTGTTGACCTGGCTTACACTGACGCCGAACGTTGCGGATGCGTTGACCTTGTACACATCCTCGCCGGACGCAAAGATCGCCAGCTTGTCATCGCCTCTGCCGGACAACCAAGGGTTTACCCTAGCTTCAATGGCCGACCAATCGGCAACGACTAGGTATTTACCCTTACTAGGTACAAGGGCGGGCCTGAGCATTCCTCTGAGGACGTCGGTGACTCGCTTGCCGTACTTGGGGACGATGGCGTGCCCTCGAACCATTGCTGTTCTAACTTGTTCAGGCGCATCCGCACATTTTCGGGTGAAATTATGGACTTGTGCTCCATAAGACGAAGCGCGTCCAGTAGCGCTGCCGCCTGCAAAGACAAACGCGCCTCGGACTCGGCCATCTTCTTCATCTGATAGCTGTGCAAGGCGGCTGAACTTCGCAACCGACGACGCCCATAGGTCGTCGGCGCATTGGATAACTTCTTGAACGTCATAAGGCACCTCGTCGGAGTTGTCCATCAGCAGCAAGTTAGCCCTGACAGTTTTGTCAATCGAATACTTGCCGTCCTTCTCCATCAACTTCTTGGCCTGCGGGCCGACACGGGCCAGCACCCACTCACGCATCTTGGGGGAGCGCACGCTGGTGATCTCGCCGCCGGTCACCTCGGCCACAATATCTTGAATCTCGGCCAACTCAGTGCTGGCGTACTTGACCGCAGCATGGCACAGGGGCACGTCCACTAGCACGCCCCGGTCGTTGATGCGCTCGTTGACGTGGTAGTCCTGCAACTCTTGGTCTGACAGTGGCCGCATAGCCTTGCTGATAGCCCGCATGGCCCGTACGTCCTGCTCACAATAGGCCACCATTTCGGCGGTCAACTCGGGCGACTCTTCGTAAGGCGGCACGCTCATCTTGCGGATTAGCTGCGCGCCGCGATGGTCTTTCTTCATGGACGCGCCAGCGAAGCGCCCCACGTCCTCCAGCGAACCAGGCGCGCAATTGGCGCGGGCCTGCGCTGCGGTGCAGTAAAACGACTCCAGCGGGATGTCAAGCTGCAAGACGTACCAAAAAATTAAACGCTCGAAAGCGGCGTTATGCGCCATGATGCGGTGGCCGGTCAGGTCGGGCAGTGACTGCCCCGGCAACCAAGTCTGTACGTCTTCATCGTCGAAGGCGTAGGACATACACAGCACTTCGGTGCTGCCGTGCTGGGCGTAGTTGTAAACGCCCGCGACTTTTAGGTCGCAGGCGCTACGGGTTTCAAAGTCAACCCAGAGAGTCATCAGGCCGCTACGCGACGACGACGACTAGGTGCTGCAACCTCGGCGGGCTTCTCAGCTTCGCCTTCCAAAGTCAACCATTCCACCACCTCGAAGACCGGCGTGAAAATCCGGCCATACGACTTGTGCTGGTAATGCTCCTTTTTGAGGCGCACCACTGGCACTGGTTTGGTTTGGTCTTTATCGACCTGATCTGCCAAGGCCACGGCCAAGGTCTGGACGCTGCGCTTGCCGCCCACCGAAGTGGTCGTAAAGCGGGCTTCCATGCCCTTGTCTTCGCCAGTCAGACACTTCAGACTCATACCCACTTGAGTCTCCCAGCCCTTCTTGGCTGCTGGGGGCGCGCCGTCCAAGTCCGGCAGGGGCTGGGACACGGGCACCATCTTCTCGCCCAACACCTCGCCGTCACCCCAAGCAATAAAGCCGTGGACAAAGGAGAAAGGGTTGACCGCCCAAGTGCTGTCATCTTCGATTTCGGTTTGGTCTGCACCAAACACCCAGTGGCCGGTCTTGTCCATTTTCAGGATGACCGTACCGGCTGGGCCGACATCGGATTGGATAGCCCGCAGGGAAGATGCGAGGGAGGAAACTGCGGGCAAGCCCGCTTG